GTGTTGGCCGGTACCACTCTGTACCGTGGTTTTAACTTTGATTTTCCAGGTGAAAATGTTCGTTGAATTCTACCGTCAATATCGACAACCACGTCCGGCATATCTTCATAACTATTTAATTCGGGATGATTCTTTTTGATAAATCCTGTTCTAATTTCGTTAGCTATTTCAAGCATCCGTTCCGGCGTCGCTTTTTCTCTATCAACTTGCCTGTAAAAGTCGCTGATTAGACTTTCTGCTTCTTGGCTTTTTTCTGTTCCTTCTACGTTCAAATATTTTTTTCCCCATGAACGAAGATAGTTTCCCCATGAGGCAATTTGTTTTTCACGCGGGTTATTTGAGGGGCCCCTGTTTAATCCCATCAGGTATTTGTCGTCGGTGATATTTTCGGGGATCATGTTCGTTTTCTTGATTTTTCCTTCGGCAATAAACCTGGCTAATTTTCTATCAAGTTCCCCTTGTGTTTTTGTCCCAGACAATTGATCCTCACGCATCTCATTGAAGGTCGCTGGGTCCGATATCTGAATTTTTCGTGTGTATGCGTAATCTTCTGACCCAAGACGAGCTTCTAAAACCTGGTAATCAGTTCTTTTTAATTCGTCATTCCTAAGCATCCTTTGAAGTTCTGATAGAGTCATCTTTCCGTCAATGGTTACAAGCATAGCTCGGCGCATATTCACATCGTATTTATCTTCTGTTCCCTGCTTTTGAGTCGCTTCCAATTGTTTCATGGCTGTCGTTATCGTCTCCTGGATTTCTGCCTGTTGTTCCAGCGGAACCAAATCTTTCACTTGATCAAAAATGGCCTGGGCTTGGGATGGATTGGTCAACAGTGGAGCCTTGATTGCGCTCTCCACCATGCCCGTTGCGAATTTCCCCATCTCAACACCAATGGTTTTGTCGTCAACTCCAAAACTTTTGAACCCGCCAACTTGTAATTTCTGGCCTTCGTTAATGGCGGAACGGAGCAAGGCCGGGTCTTGGAGGCCCCCGGCGTCAAATGTGCGTTGTTTGATATTCGCCTCAAGTGCGTTTTGTTTGCTTTTGCTCAATTGACCCGATTCATGGCGGATGATGTTTTCGCGGTCAGAAACATAGATTCCATCCATCAACTTCGATATCATTTGTTTCTGCGCTGGATTCGTCAGCGAATTCACATAATCCTGCTTGATGGTCTGAAATTGGGTATCAAAATCAACGGTCGCGCCCTTGGCGTGATCCAGTTCCCGGTTCAATATTCCCTTGGGAATATCGTTTTCGTCCCGTTCTTGTGAAAACAGAAGGTTTTGAACGTCTTTCCGAGCCTGCGTTTCTGTCTCCAAAACTTGTTTAACCTGTTCCTGTTTCTCCTGTTCCAGCATATGGCTAGCCAACTTCCCGCCTAAATCCTGAACAATTTGGCCGGTTCGACGCTGTTCTTGGGCTATTTCAGTCCCAAAGGCCCCCGGTGGAGGAGCCGAGGGCGAGGGGACTGCGATAGGGGTTGCCTGCTTTTCTTGAATCTGCCTTTGATAAACAGGTATTTTCATCTGATTTGAAACGTCCTTTTCTGTCCACCAATAGTAGCTGTGGCTTGTTTTGATGGCGCAAACTGTTTACTCATAAGCCATGTATTGGCCACCTGACCGGCGCCGCTGAGCAGGTCATTGAAGGCCCCCCACTTCCCGGCTTTCTTGGCCGCTTTACCAACTAGGCGATAGCCGGCGGCTTCCTGCTCCAATTCATAGGCTTTCATGGCGGCGTCATTGGTTGCCTTCCATGATTCCATGTCGGCATTATATTTGATGGCCAGTTCATCCAGTTTGGCCTTATTGAATGTGTCTTTGGCGATATCTGCCGTAGTGACAGATCCGGGCCCAACATTAGCTCCCGCGCCAACGGCCTGGGCGCCTTCAACCTGGGCCACGTCCCTTTTCAATTCCTTGGTTTGTGATAGTCCATAATCCTGGGCCATAGTTACGGCTTGTTCGCCCTGGCGTCGTACCAATCCAGCCGTCCTCTCACTTTGCCCAGCCAGATAATCGTAATAATTCTTTTGGGCCAAACCTTGGGTATATGAACCGTAGGCGGATGAAACTGCCCCTCCCGCCTGAATTGCAATTGCCGCGCCCGGTGAACACATATTATTGACCTCCAAATACAAATTGTTGAAATGGTAGATGTTCTACTCCATAATCTTGCGGTGGAAAAAACGAGGCCCCACACCAATTAAGCCAATCAATTGATTTTTTATGCCTGGCATCCACGAAATTAAAAAGCATCGAATATCGCTCTCTTAAAAGACCGATAAACTTTTTACTCAGTTTCAAGAATCTCAAGGGCATTTTCTCAATGGCGTTTGTTGTCAGCATCCAAACAACGGCCTTATTATCGAGAAGTGAAACCGGAACAATGCCAAACATGGCCACTAACTCACCGTTAAAAACAGCAACCATCTTTTCGGTAGATAAATGGTAAGAATCCCACAATGCTTTCTCCGGTGTGTGGTGATCGCTTGCCCAAATTTCCTGTTTATCAGCTTCCCGAAGATTGTCTTTCATTTTGTCTATGTCATCGATTTCAGCATCCCTGATGATGAGACCAGCGTTTTCGTAATAAATCTTCATGGATTCTCTCCCACATCAATGATTGATGCAATTCCAAGGATGGTAAAAGGCATTGGGTCAACCTGGCGGTACATAACGTGGCCCCGAGCGTCTTCTCCTTGTGGCAGGGTATAGGCATCGTAACCAGAGAAAAGAGGGGTTGCGTCTTCCGTATCAAGAGATTCGTCACGTTGATTAATTTCGTCCGTTAAATTATCTGCATCTGCGCCTATCCAACCACCACGGGAATTCAGAAACCGAAACTGAACTTTATTGATCGAATATTTCCGTCCAAATTGGGGGCCTTCCCTTAGGGGAATTTCTGGGTTAAGGGTTTCTATGTCAGAGATGAAGGGAAGGCCGATATGGACTTTTGAATAGGTTGTTTTGTCACCCGTGGCTTCCAAGGTTATTGTCCCGTTTACGACAACCTGCTGGGCCAGGACAAACCCGTCGGCATTGATGGCCACGGTCATATCGTTGAGATGGTCATAACCGGTCAATGCTGAAACCGGAGAACCGTCATAGGAGATTCCGCAATCAACAAAATATTGGTCGGCAGGATCGGTTGAATCAATCCGTTGTGTCATCTTCTCGATATATCTGCGCCCATCCCTGTTAACGATAAACCAAACGTCGTTGATATCGTCGCCGGGGATCGTACAAACGGATTCAAAGAGTCCGTCAGTATCATGCCAGGCCCATGCCAGCATTTCCTGTTCTCTCATGTACGTCAGGGAAAGAAGTTTCCCGTCACTTCTGACCATCCACAAAATACTGTCCGGCTCCTGCTGATAGGCCATTTCGACAATTGAAAATCCCTTTAACAAGTGATTAGAAATTATGCTGATATCTTCACTTTCAAAAGAATCGGAAAGAACCTGAAAAAGCATATCCCTAAGCGAAGAACCTTTCGGAGAATCAAAGATAATCCGGTTCCCGATCATCACCGGATCAGAGCTACCGCAACCGCGCGATCCCTGCATTTTCGTTATTACTGAAGTTGGAGTTATTGGGCCTCCGGCATCAGCAGATAACGAGTATTCAGAGGATTCAGTAAAGGCAATGAGAGAATTAAGTAAAGCCCTTAAACTTTTAATCTTGTTCAATTCACGGCTAGTGAGATTGACGGTGATTCCATCCGAATCAACAAGAGGATCACTCCGTCCAAAGTCAACGTAATTCCCTGATTTGGTGGCCCAAATTGTTTGCGGGTCAGATTCATTTCCTCCAAAGAACAATCTATCCTGGCAGAATGATATTGTCCCAGGCCAACCCCTATACTCTGACCATGCTCCTTCTGCCCATTCTTGCGCATATGAACCGTAAGAAGCAACTTCGTCAATAACATTGGCAACAACGTGCTGAGCGTTAACGTAATCCGTTATTTGGACCAAACCTTCTTGCATAAACCCGTCGGCATTTAGAGAAATATTTATCCATGTAGATGAACTGGAAAAAGAAATTTTAACTCTCAATAAAAACCATGCGCCATTATTCAGAAGAGTCCTATCTGTTTCTAATTTTTCAGATCCATAGGTATTGATGTTGGTATCATTATTTCCAAACCATTGATCTATTTGTGTCCAGGTAGTTCCACCGTCGATGGATTTTTCAAGGGTAAGGTCACCTTTCCAACTCCCCGTCGTCATTAGACGCCAATTTCCGTTACATTTAATTGGATTTGAATAATGTACGGCACTATCTGCCACAACAGACAAGGCCGTGCTGATCCCTGTGGCCGGTGAACTTAATTTGAAATAGGCCCCAACATGGTCGGGGTCAAAAAAATCTACTGCGTTTGTTTCAACTTGGGTTACACCATCAACCGGCGTATGAGCCACAATCTTAAGATCGGGATCGGTGTTTGGAAATCTAAAAGGCCCATTGACAAAAGCATAATCCGTCAATGTCCATTCATTATCGGAAATCCTTTGAAGAAGAACTGGCTTGTGATTGGGATGGACAAGATAAAGCGTATCTGCTGATTGTGCGAATTTTAAAAGCGGTAAATCAGCCTCAAGATATGGAGTTTCCACCTCATAGGATGTCAGATTATAAACTTCTTCCCAGGCAGCACCCTCATAAGGGTTGGCGGGATTGTGGTTTAGATTATTGTCAATCCCACTTTGATAAAGCCTGAAATTATATGAGGGTGCTGACATTTCAGCCCACCAGGTTGAATATTTTGGGTTATGATTAAGATTGTCATTTTGAGAAGAAACTCTGACTATAACCCAATCATCATCGGTAAGATAAGTAGCATAATCCCCAATAGAATAAGTTGTTTCATCATCCCATGCGTCGGTCGGAATTAATTCCCACCAAGTAGGAGAAACGGGGGGATAGTGGGCCAAGTTACCGTTCTGAAGGCTTTTATATCGACCCTGATTCCCCGAACTATAGAGAACAATTTCGTCTAAAGCATATGTTGTAAAAGGTGAAAAACCAGGGAGATCTGGGACTGTCCACCATGTAATTGGATTTAGTGGATCGTTGTTAAAATTACCGTTTTGTAAACTCACGAAAAAAATAGGTTCTCCATCATCAAAAACAAAAACTTTTTTACCCGTTGAATAAATTTTATCGTTTTCCCAGAGAGTAGAATTGGCCTCAAATTGAATGTCATATAAAACCCAATCATCCTCCGCGTAAGTTTCTTCTGAATCCCAGGAGAAAGGAATGTCAAGATCCCACCATGTTGGGGAGGTTTCAGGATAGTGTCCGGTGTTGTCATTTTGAAGGCTCCTAAAACGAAAATGATCATCATTTTTGACTATAACAACGTAATCATCAACGGCATACGTTGTCTCGTCATCCCAATTCGGTTCAATTAAAATCCAGGGAGTCTCCTGATTTAATGGATCAATACCTAAATTATTGTCGATGAGACTGATAAATGTTTTTGATTTCCCGTCGGATTCCCTAACTCTGGAAACAACATCGTCCGTGCTGTATGTTTCTCCCACATCCCACGGATCGACGTATCCCATATCTTCCCAATAGGTTGGCGAAATTAAAGGGGCGTATCCGAGATTGAAATATTTGATGCTCTTAAAAAGATGAGGGCCATCAATACCCGATGCAAGAACATAATCATCGACAGAATAATTGATTTGAGCATCCCAAGTGGGAACCGTGTAATCATAGGCGTCTTCTAAAATCAAACCGCCGTCTTTGAAAAACCGAATATACCTGTCTCCAAACTCAAGGATGTAGGCTTGGTCTTCTGAAAAGACGAAGGGGATGAGGCGTGATTTTTTGTTCGTGAATTTTGACATGGCCGCGAAATAGGTGCCTGGCCGATTTGAGACAGATCCATGAGGACTTGGAATAGCGTTTCGGCAAGTTTTCAGACTCGATTTATATTTCGCAATATCAATGCGAGCTTGTACGGTAGGAGCTACCTCTCCACCCGCGAAAGATGTTTGAACGTCATGGATTGGCGCCATTACCGAGCCTCAATAAAGGTGCATTTCTTTCGGTCTGGAACGTTATCTTCGATTCCATTTACCTTTTGGGCCTCAGAAATTGTGACCAGATAGTTTTGCATCATTTCCTGGGCCGTCTTTTCCTTGCCTGTCAAAATATTCGCAAGCTCGGAAGCCAGTCGATAGGCGAAAGCTTTGACAAAAAGTTGATCATAAATATCGGGATCATCCACCCTGGCCGTGTACTCAATATAAGCTGGTGAAAAATTGGTGACGATGACCTTTTGGTTTAGGTCTGGAAGATAAACAACCTTGAAGGGTTCATTCTCTGGATTTCCAACGGGTAGAGCCCCAACAGTTTCCTCAAGATCAGAATAGTATCCACTGTAAACCTTTTTAATGAATACGCATGTGGCGGGATATTCAAAGACGTAGCCCCAGCCTGGAATAGACTCACTGGAAAGAAGAACGAGCGAATCAATGACGGCGGCGAATCCCCATGATGCATCACGCAAAACCGCATCACGGGTCGAGGCATAAATGCGTAGACACCGCCTGGCGCTCTCCGTTTCATCTGTAAGTGCGGTAATCGCCTTCTGCCCTAGATGTTGAAGTGCGAGATTGCAAATGTCGGCAGCGGCAGATGGATTTGGGAACACCTCGACGGGCGGATTTCCGTCAACGGTAGAGATGTCAACGCCTTGAGAATTACCCTGTCCAATTGATGGAGCATCCGATAATTGTGGGCCAACTTCTGTATCATATGCTTCATAAAATAATTCAGTTGCAGGAACCGCAAGACTAGCAGCAGGAATATCTGCACCAGCAATTCTGTAATAACCGGGAGTTACCTCGGGCACCATAAGTGCATAATCCGCCCAATTCCCAGCTACATAATTTTCGTATTGTTCGGTTGCGGTGTTGAAAAATTTTGCAGTTAAAGAGGTCAAAGCCGACCTGAAACAATAAACCTGCCTTTCAACCTGGTAGTTTAACTCAATTGGATTTGCCATAGTTCACCCTTAATAGGGTGAGGGAGAACTGCGCGATCCTCCCTCACCCACTTTAATTTGTTACTTAGGCTTCTTTGCTTTGGCTCTCATGCCAACCGGTTTTTCTTCCGTTTGCATTTCAGCCTTCTGGATTTCAGAAAAGGAACGCAATTCCTTCTCCGCTGGCTTTGGTTCCGGCTCTTTCTCGATATGTTGAAAATGGTGAGGAGGATTTTCATTCTCCGCCAATTCAACGATTTCGTCCTTATGCCAGAATCGGCCTTTAAACCCGTAGCAATCACGTAAGACCAAGTATTTCATGGATTAGCCAACTCTCAGATTCTCATCGGCAACGATCATGCAGTCCACTGTCCCGGCCACGAGAGTACCGGAATTAGTTAGAGCAAAACGGAGATAACGTTTTGAACCAACCGGCATCCTGACCTTGAGCAGGTCCTTCCCTGCGATTAGCTCAGCCACAATAACAGCGGGGCCCACCACAAGATCAATAGGCGAAGCGAAGTTCTCCGCCACGGCGGTCTGCAACTTCACCGTCAGCGAAGTTCCTCCGGTTGTAAATGCGGTGTGAACAATGGCTTTGAGCCACGCACCTACATAGGCATCACCTGCTGCGCCCTGATCGATCACATCTGAATAGACTTCGGCACTGGTGACCGCAATCTCGTCATCACTCAATAATTTATCTTTAAACATTTGAATTTCCTCCTTTAGGAAACAGCCGATTCGGCCACTATGATTTGGTCAATACGGCGGCAAGGAACACCCTGGAATGACAGCGTTTTTCTCGCCACTCCATTGGATCCCATAATGTCGTCCAAGCTCAAGAACGCATTGGCCTTGTTCATCAATTTCACCCTGAGCATGGAACGAACACGGTTGTTCATGTAGAACACGGGCCGAACAATGCCAAGATTTGGAATTAAGTCCATTGCCTTTGACATGAACTTGAGAATATTGGCTGAGGTATCTGAGGAATCACTCGTCGTCTCAAGATCGCTTATGTCAATGTTGGCGATGCGAACCACATACCGCCAGTCACGGACAGCCAAGCCGCAATCCCATTTGTAATGGGTTCTGTAAGCCTGGAAACGGCCACCTGAACTATCGTAGATGGTCTGTTCGCCGAGGTCAGAAACAGAAAGCCCGGCCTTTGCCCCTTTCGGGTAAATGCCATGGACGGTTTCTGCCGACCAACCGACAAGCCAGATCGAGGTATTGTCAGAACTTGCTCCACCGGCCTTAATCACATTCACGCCAGCCGGAGAGGTAGCAACAACACTCGTGTAATACCTGGGTGCCAATCCAACGAACTTTTCCACATTAACGGAGGTGTCGCCGTAAATCAGGGTATAAGCAAGGGCTTGATTCATGCCCTCGATAATTCCCTTATCTTCCGACAATCGCCATTCAGCGGTGTTTCCGTTTAGGGTCGCCAGTGATTTGTCGATTTCGGAATAGTTCTCCATCATTCCGCACGTCTCAACGATCTGACCTGTCACTGATTTGACCGGCTGAACGCCTTGGTTCAGCAGACGCCAGGTCGGGGCCGGGATACCTTTCCGAACAGTGGTTTTATGACCAGTCGGAAGATTCCCTTCAATCCATGGAATTTCGTCCAGGATTTCATTTTGCTCACTTAAGATTTCCGCAACTGCGGCAATCTTGCCGTCCGGGTCCAAACGTTTAGAAACGTCAAGAAGGGTCGGCCATATAGCAGATAACGTACTCATTTTGATTCTCCTTTTTGTTTATTTAGGGGCCAGATTCGGATAAATCCGTTCCGCCACCGATTTTTCATTTTTTGTATCTGGTTTACCGTCGATGAATTTATCTTCACTGATAGTCTTGCCAAAGAAAGTCAGGACCTGAATTAATGGGAGAAAATTCCCCATTCCAGTTACGTTCAACCTTTCCTTGAGCCTTTCCTTCATTTCAGGGAATGATTGGAGAGCCCGATCAATCGCTTTTACAGCTAATGCCAATTCCTTCTCGTAATCCGATCCGAGTTTGTCGATGGATTCTTTGCGCTCATCGGCAATCTGCTTTGCGAAATGGTCCATGATTTTCTTTTGTTGGACCTGGGATAATTCTGTTTGAATGTCAATTAGCTTCTGATACTGTTCTTGCGAGAGGTTCAGGGATTTGGCTTCGACGTTGAATTTCTCCAGTGCGTCTTTGTCCAGTTCCATTCCTTCCGGCAATTTAGGATCAGCGTATTTCTCAGGTGCTAACGTGACCTTGTCGTCAGTCTTTGGGTCTTTCCCATCTTTCAGTGGATCGGCGGGAGGCGTTTTGTCAGGAGGGGGCAACGGTTTCCCGTCCGTCCCGACCTTTGGCGCGTCATTCGCTTTTCCATCGTCGAGTAAACTTCCGTCTTTGTTTGTGTCTTTTGCGTCGTCTGCCCCTGTTTTGGTATCGGTGGGGGCGTCTAAAAGTGTTTTATCTTCGGTTGTCATTTGATTTCTCCTTTTTACGCGGTATGCGTCCCTTCAACTTTTCGTTCTTCTCGATCCCGTGTTCTTGCTTCAAGCCAGTGCAGGGCTTCTTCGAGATGCGTAATTGCCAGAGAATTTTTACGACACGGAAATTTCCCAGAGTTGTAGAACTTGAGTCGTCCAATTGCGACCTGGATAACTCCTTCCACAAACGCGCCATTTGGTTCTGCTCTTGGTTGGTCAATTCCATTGCCAAGAGGCCCGTCTTGCCATTGAATTTTGATACCAATGGCTTCTGTTGTTCCCCCCGTCGGATTATTGTTTTCATCCTTTCGGTGGTTTTCTGTTATTTGCTGTCTCATCTTTTTTTCTCCTTGAATTTCACCACCAACAAAAAAAGGGTTCGTAAATCCCGAATGAAGTCGGAACTCACGAACCCTAAAATTCGTTGGCAACGGTGGAGATTTAGGCTCCTGAGCCGGTGCTACCGGCGCCCGCTAAGATGAAATTGTTTTATTCTTTTACGTCTTTTGACCTCTCTGATTTTTGATCTGAAACATATTCACGTTGCATACGATTGAAAGTCTCTGGCGTGGCTGTCATAATGTCGTCCAGAATTATCATTCCCAAATTCCGGCCACCCTCATTGAACGCCATATGAAGAGCATTGGAATTGAACGACGTTCTGAATATCCCCGCCTCTGACAGTATCCGCCAAATCAACCGGCGGCCCTCCGCCAGCGAAAGAACCTTTTTTAAATCGTTTAGTTCTCGATCCCGCCTTCGTCGGTTCCGTTCCTCAATCGCTTTTTTTTCTTCGTTCAAATCGTCGAGATTCATTTTTTAATTCACCGAAAATAATCTTCTGACTGTGTAAATTCTTGAATATAGATTCAAAATTATTACCTCATATCCTCTAGCTAACCATGAATGTTCTTTTAAGTCACCCACCTTTATTTCACAATGATTCATTTCTTTCCTGATTTTCTTTTCATAGCGTAAGCTATCGCCAGAATTTGATTCGTTTTCCGTTTTTTCTTTCCACGGTGGATAAGTTCAGAGACATTCTGGCTGAAAACTTTATCACTGGTTCCCGCTTTTAATGGCATTATTTCACCCCCACAATTTCAATCCCTGTTTTTGCGTCCTTTGGAAAATGTCCTTTGCAAAAATATCTTCCTTGGTAAGCCAAAAGTGTCCCTGTGTTTGGACATAATGCACAATGATTTATGCGTCGATTATCTAGCCACTGGCAACACATTTGGCGGGCCATGGCATCAGCGGCCTTGTGCATTTCGCCGTATATCTTCGGGTCTTTCTTCATCAACAAAATACCGAGGGCTAATTTCGCCTCTTTAAATCGGCGATCATCACGCCAGGTTAAAAACCTAATCCAGATTTCCTTGATAAATTTCATGCTGGCACCGGAACCGGCTGACCTTGATTCCCCACGATTGCGTCCAGGGCTGAATTTTTACCAAGTTCTGTTTCGGATAATGTCTTAGCCCCTTTCACCATTTCAGGCATGACCGCTGCTGTCTGGGCCGCTTGCTCGGCCTTTAGGCGTTGATCTCTTATGGCCAGTATCTCCTCTTTACTCCTGATAATCTTGGGCGGGGCACCAATCAAATCACCGTACTCGATCATGGCCTCGTCTGCGTCAACCGCGTCCAAAATCGCGGGGAATACCTTTGCCATATTTCCGGCAAAGTTCATCGTCTGTTCAATAGCCGTTGTTCCGACCATCTTCTGGGCCTGGGCGAGCATTGAAATATATTCAACCTTCCAATCACGACCCTGAATTTCAAGTGGAGGCTGGGGAATTACGCCCGTTCTGAGCATGATCTTGAAGGAGCGCTCAATCAACGGGTCGAGAAGTTCGCTTTCCAAGCGTTCAAGCACGGGACCGAGCATAAGCAATTTTTCTTCGTGGCGCTCCACAATCTCCCGGGCTGTCATTTGGGTTTTTTCGAGTTGTGCCACCATCATGAATAAATCGACATAAAAAGTTTTGTCAATAGCTTGTTTAGTGTCGTTGATGATCGCCTGAATCGAATTGAGGTCAGGATTAATCTGATAGGCCGGTCTCACGCCTGAATTTGGATTGATTGCCGACGTCCGTGTTATTCCACCTGGCAGCAGGTTTGATTCCCCTTGAACCGATCCATCCATTTGGACAGGAGGATCAATAACCTTGTCTAGGGCAATCAGTTTATCCTTCTGCATCTTCATCAACATCTTCACGTCACCCAGAGCTTCCCAACCTGGGGACCGTCCATAAATGTGCGCCGTCGTGGTTGTATCCCATCGTGGGGCTAAGATCGGGAAATCTTCATATCCTCCAATCTTGAGTGCGGTATCGGGATCGGCCCCGAGCTCCCACTGGATTGACCGGAACGCCATATTCCCAAAATCTTCCATCTCTAGAATTCGGTCACGATTTGGTTCAATCAGGTGACAAACTTTCACCCATGCGTCAATACTTCGCTGTTTGTACTGGCTCAAAACTTTTTGGCTGACATTATCCTCTCCAAACTCCTGTATCAATTGGCCGATGGTCATGTTGTACTGTCGACCAAATGAATTAACGCGGCCCAGCGAATCCTGGCCCAGCCAATACTCGCCGATGGTGAAATTGCGGGCCCGGATTACGGTATCGAAATCCTCTTGAATTATTGCGGAAGCCGTCCCGAATCCTCCAATCTCCTCATAAATCGAATTGAGAACACCGTATATATTCGATTGTGAGAAAACGGCCATCATCTTCTGTTGAACTTTGTTTAACCACTCCTTGACCGGGCCAAACTCCATTAATTCCTGGTCTTGGAGTCCGAGTTTAAACCATGGTCGAGATGGAGATGTGAGGCCAGATGTCATGCCAGAAGCCAGTGTTCTCAAGGCCCGGCTTGGGGCATCGTCCAACTGTGTTTTGTGGTCAATCGTCCGGCCCTGGTTTGGGGTACTATCATCAAAAAATCCCCTGGTAGGTTTGATATATTTCTGAATGTCTTTCCATCCAGGAATCCAACTCTGCATCTCCTGCTTCATCGAGAGCCAGCGTTTTTCTATGAGATTTCGATTTTTTATCTTCATTGGCCGAGTTTCAACTTTAGCGGACTGGCCGCAGGGGTCGATAATGGAGCGAGTGAACTACCGGCCTTCGACGTGATTGTGCTGGCCATCCCAAACTGTAAACTTCTTAACTTTCTCTGGCGTTGAGCAATTGTTTCAATCGCATTTGTATCTGTTGGTGTAGGCGGCGGGGTTGGAATAGGAACAGGTCTGTTTGCAATAGCTTCCGCCTGTTTTTTCGCCTCTTTGGCTTGCTTTCGACCTTCGTAAATTTGATAGCCGGTCGCCGCCGTTGTTACTGCTAATGCTATCGGAACCGCCGCCGCACCCATCTTTACACCCCCACCATTGGATTATATTCAGGCCGTTTTGCCTGATTAAATTCTTTCATTGGATCGTACTCTGAACTTGAATATTCCTTTTTCGCCTGTCCTGCCTCTTTCTTGCGAACTGGCAAGGCAAATGAGAGAGCCAAGCTATCCCCGCGGTTCGGCGAAGCCAGCCCACGGGCCTTCATGTCCTCTTTGGATTCCAGATAAACCCGTCCAGCGTTTTTACCGGTGGCCACAACATACCCTTCCGGTCCCACCAAATCAGCACACAGAATGGGATCGTTGGGTATCGCGCCACCCTCTTTTAGCCACTCCTTGGTTTTGTTCCACATTTCAGCACGTTTATTTAAAAAACCATCATCCGCGGAGGCCCCGCCAAACGGAATTAAAATCCAATTTCGACCCAGGTTTTTACCGGCGGAATAAACACCCGTCCCATACCCGTAATCAATCAAAACAGCGTCGGCCTTGTGTTCGTCCTCAAACCTGGCCACGGCGCCGGCTATTTTCATGTCGTCATCATTCCGGGGAAAGGCGGCCAAAATTGAAAACGCCAATCCCTGACGCTTACCGATCACCACCTCATCCCCGCCGGTCCAGGCATTGTCCAGGGTTAAAATGATTGGTGCAAACGAGTATTGGTCAGTCTTCAAATGCTTCCCGCGAGCCATCTCCACATAATCATTGGGTATAAACTGACTTGTCGAGGCGTTGGGGAATACGCCCCGGACCCGGACGCGCACAAAATCTGAATCCTCACCAAAATCGTCAACCCATTTTTGGATCTGGGTTTTGTTGGTAAATGAAACAGTCCGAGAATCAATCTGGCGAGTTCTCCACCGGTGACGAAATCGACCAAAGCAATCTTTAAACCGGCCTGAATTGCGGGTAGGATTACCAAATGCCAGCCAGATAATCTCAGTCTCGCTATCGGTGAGCGCCCCTTCCGACACCTCCCAAATTTTGTCTGAAACAGCCGAAGCTTCGTCAAAAATCAAAACAATCCGTTTCCCCTTGTTATGCAGACCAGCAAAAGCCTCGGTGTTGATTTCACTCCACGGAATAGCATCAATTCGCCATGTTTTTTCGTGGTCAGGGTAAATCGAGTAAATGGCTGTGGCTGTGAAATGAAATTTGTTTTTTGCAATGAAAAGGTTATGCCACTTCCCAAGTTCCGGCCAGGTTTTTGTGCGAAGTTGGGTGTCTGTGTTAGCGGTAACAACGCCGCGGGTGTCAATTTTTGTTGAAATTGACCACAGAATAACCCAGGCCACCAGGGCCGATTTGCCAACCCCGTGCCCGGACGCCACAGCTTCCTGGATAACCTGATTCGGTGTTTTAAGGCCATCTCTGATTTCCTGAAGGAGTTCGCTTTGCCATGGTTCAGGCCAACGGTCTTTTAAATCTCCATATCCCCAATCAAATGCGAAAAGCACAAAGCCGTATGGGTCCCCACAATACTTGTGAAGATCATCGGCTAATCTATTTTCAAATTCAGCTTTTTTGGAATTCATCAGACCTTTTTTCTCCTCGATTTAATCTTTCGAGAAATTCCTCATCAAAACTATGCTCTACTTTATCGGTAAACATTTTTAGGTGTCGTCCCATCATTTCCAACGCCTTCACCTTATCCCACAGTTTCACTTTCTTGGTTTCGTCCAGTTCATCAATTTCAACCGATGACACGGCCAGGGCGATTTTGTCCGGCCATTGTTTAATTGGTTTCAGCGATCCGTTTTCATTAAAAAGTTCTCGAATATCAGAATCCGCCAAAATGCTTATTTTTCTAAGAGTTTCAGCGATTGAAACCTCAGCTCTTTCTTCGGCTTTCCTTAATGCGGTTTCAATTCGTTTTTTTACCATAGGTTTTGATAAGAGGTCGGATGATTGTTCTTGAGCAGTACGCTTTGAATAACCAGCGCGAATAGCTGCTTGGGTCCCGTTCTGGTCTTTTAAATACTCAGCGATAAAACGCCTCACTTTGTTGTTATTGCGTTTCAAAGTAGGCCCCCTTTTGCCTCTCTCTGTGTAGCAGAGGGTTGCGCAAGGGGGCAAAAAGAAACCCCGGCACTCCTTCTAGTAGAAAGGAACGCCGGGGCTATAGTCTGTAGGTCAGACCGATAAAAAATAAGGGCCAGAACCAAAGTTTGACTCCTTTAGTCTGACCCACATTTTTTGTTTAAATCAGGTTATATTATAAACCCATTTCGTGACTTTCGTAAAACTTTATTTTTCCCCGTCGGAGAATTGGCGTTTTTGGACTTGACAAAACAAAACACCATTTGCCGAATAAAAATATTCATGATTACATGGTTTTCCTGCCTCTTTGCTGATTTCTTCTTCATCACCATAAACCTGCTCTGGTGTTGGATGTCCGTCAATGTTTTCTTCGTTCATTTTATTTCCCCTTTTTCCTGATTTGTCCCCTTATCATGAGATTGATCATAGGTATTTTTTATCGTCTCAATATTTTCAGATAAACGCTTAAGTATGCCCAAACATTGGGATGCATGATAAGATACTGTTTTAACATTCTTCGGCGATACTTTAATTAGTTCCCTGAACCCGCACCATTTACACCATAACACAGTGTCCCCATCCACGTAGATTGGCGGAGCATAATGCCAATTAAACCTATGAGCTATTTTCATTATTACACGATAGAACTTCCCCTTTAAATTCATCATTTCGGATTCCCCCTCATTTCCTCTCCTCATTCGCAATTTTCAACTCAAAATAAAACTCAATTTTATGTGGAGTGGGTTGAACCAAATTAAAGCGACGGGCGATCCTGTAATTAACGCTGTTTTTTTCAAGGAGTAAAATCTGTCTTTCAATCCTGCGGCGGAAATAATCAACGGGATAGGAATGTTTGTAGTTGTTGCAGGAAAAGCAGGAAGCCATGAGATTGTCGGGGTCATTATTCATGTATACGGCGTCCATGTGATCTACCTGCCATGTGTCGGTGAGTGAAACCCCACAATAGCCACACCTGGCATCTGTTTTTTGGAAGATGCTATTCCGCATTTCCTTGGATAGTTTTTTCCTCATTCGTTCTCCTCATTGCAATTCCCACCTTTTCCTTTTGACACCTTCTCCCACTCAATGAGAGCCTCATCTGGACTCATTCTTTCGCATAATGGCCCACGCCTTGTTATTGCTTTTACCAATCCATCCCCCGCCTCTCGGAGTGATTGGATTTTCTTTTCTTTCCTTTTAAGAATTCCCAAATGTTGTTTTTGAGCTTCCCTATGCTCACCAAGCATATCTTTCAGATTAAGAATTTCTTGCTCCATTTCCGCAATCCTTTCATGGCACATTAAAACTTTTTCATAGTGCTGATTTTTTTGGGTGATGTGATTTCCAAGGGAAGATTCGAGTTCCTCAATCCGCTTCTCTTTTTTCTCCATTCCCCTTTCGAGGCAAGCATAAAGATTGTCTGAAATCCGAAGTTTTTGCTCGTATTTCTGACGTTGGGTGGCGAAGGCTTGGGAAGTTAATTCAATCGCCTTTTCATTACCCCCATAAGGGGCGGAGCATCCCCATCCTCCCAAAACTTTGCAAAATTCTTTAGCTCTGGATTTATCTTCTTCCGTCAGCTTAACTTCGGTCATGGCTTCCGTTCCGTGAGGACAATTCCCAATAAACGGATTCGCCGGATTGTTACAGATTTTGCAATCACTCATTTTATTCCTCCCTCGAATTAAGACTTAAAATCATCCTGCATGATAAGAAGAACAAATTATTCCCTTCTCAAGCCCTTCTTTTGCTTTTCCCAAATATTCAACTGTTACTTGGTCAATAGAACTGCACCAACTTGAATATGTTTTTTTCCATTCTTTTTCTGTCAGTGGTTCCCCGTTTTGTGGACTTGCGTTTCGAGCCATTTCTTCATTTTCACAACAAATAACAAAATCCGAATAAGTATCATAATTGGAATTTTTTGTTTGAGAAACTAAAAATAATTTCATTCTATCCCTCCTCAACCTTTACTCATCCTTTCTAAATTGGGCCTTCGCCAATTCAATCGCCAAACCATAGGTTTTTTCGTGAATGGTTCCTGCATGGTTTTTCTTGACCTCCGCCAGAAAATCCTCCACCTTCCCGAACCAACATCCACAGCGAACATAGAGCCCCTCAATAGCGTTGAATATCTGGCACCCATCTTTTCGTGATCCAATATTATTTATTCGGATGAAAAATACGGTTTCACCTTTTTTAAATTTCAATTTCTCGAATGAACACCACTCGGCGAATAAACACCTCCCGGCGAATGAACACCACTCGGCGAATTTATTAATCAGCCGATAATCCCCCGATGGGCAAATTCTCATTCCGTTTCTGTTTTCAATTGGAAATTTGTCAAATTCTTCTTGTGTATATTTTTTCATATGTTCTCCTTTCTAAATTGGAGCCATGCAACCAGGTCGCTAGACACCGGAAATCCCAATATCCCCCTCATTGTGCATGGCTTAAAATCGGGCCAAGATTTATGGTGGGGGTTTAGCATTGTATACACCAATACACCCTCGTCAGGTTTGCAAACCCTTGGGGCTTTAGCCTGGTTCTCCAAGCACCCCCCATAAATCTTGGCTTTAAATTGGAATCGGCGGGGGATTTTCACCCACTGTTTTACCGGATGGTTCATGATGCCACCCTACCCGACTATACGGTGCCGAAATTGGGCCGGAACGTGGGGCGTCCCCATGCCAATGTATTGGGCGGATTTTCACCGCCCGTTCTTCTACTTAAAACGCAATATCGGTGCGGTAGAAAAAGGCTATGCATTGATACCCCACTTTTGGGCCGATACCCAAATCCGGCTTTAAATCAAAATCCCAACAAAAACAAAATCGCCATTGCATGAATTATTCCCTCAATTAAAATGAAAAACAGAATTCCCATAATTATCAAAATGTCTTTAACCATTGCGAAGATAATCCTTTGCTTTCTCCCATCCTTTAATCCATAAATCAAAATAGTATGGGGTTTGTTTTTCATCAAAAGGATTTGCGTCTTTTTTTTCGTCGTGCATTTTCGCCAGATATCCCCTGGTAAATGCGGCCCAATGCGCTTCGTTTACGAATTTTTCATCCCTGAATTTAATCATGGACTCGTCCCCAATTTAAGAACTGAGACAACATCAAAAAATCACCGTATAACACCAATCAGGATGGTCGGGCAAAAACAGGGCATCAATCATATTTCGCTTGAGTCTCCATTCAGGGGTCTGGAACCCTTTTATTTCCACAAGCTCCACGCTCCCGTCCTTGTGATAAATTTTAAAATCGACATAGTGATTGCAGATATGGCCCCCAGGCCCATCAAACGAAATCTTAAACTGTCTCTCCCAGTCTTTAATGTCACCGGCCTTTAGTCGGAGATTTAATTCGGCGGCATATCCCGCTTCTTTCTTTGAATCGTAAAGAATCCCGTTGTAGATCGAGGATACCGCCCCATATTTATTTCCTTTTCTTTGGCGCCAACTCATTTAAAATTAATCATCCTCTGAGTTTTCCTTCCACATCGTTTACATTCGAAAACTTCAAAGTTACCCGCCATTCTTAAAATCTGCCCCTTGTGTTCCCATTCGGCTATCCCTGGCCCCTCGTACACTGGCTCCATCCGGCACAACCTCAACCGGCAAGAAATAGGAATTTTCCCGTCCGACACAACGCCAATTATTTTTTGTTCCTTTTCAATTTCCATTACGCCACCCCCATCGGACACTGTGTTTCTCTAAGCCATCCGCATGTTTTTCTCAGCCTCACGCACTCCGCCTCAAGTTTCTTGTTTTTTTCTCTCAGAAAATCCACCTCCAAAAATTCCTCGTTGATGATCGTCGCCTGGGTTTCAATCACATGTTCGGCGGTAATCTCTTTGCATATCCGCCTTGCCGCCATCGTTGGCGGAGGCGGTTCGCATTCAAGCGCCGCCCGTATCTTTTGGGCGACCATGATTACTATGCGATTAAATTCGGCGTCGGTCATTTTCCTTCTGCCTCCACGAACTTTCCTTCTTTCAAAACGTAGAATGTGTCG